CACGGGGTTGAGGTATTCCTCAAGCTCAGGCGTTACTGCCTTTGGGGTCGCCGCCTTCTTGGCCTTGGAGGCCTTCGGGGTGGGCGCAGATTCGTTGGTGGTTCCGAGGATCTTGTCAAAGTCGGTCATCATTGACTCCTTTGCTCACCGGGCAACATTGCCAAGTGTAGAGGTAGAACAAGTAGAACAGGGGGCCCCGTGAGGAGCCCCCTGATCTTTAGTGCTTGATGTAACTAGCGGTCTTACCCGTTGGTTACGAGAACTGCGAAGGGAACGTTCTTCCGTTCGAAGGTCATTGCGTATGCGTCAGATGCGGTCAGCTCGACGTTAGTCGGGGACTGCGCTGCTGCTACGTTGGTGTTTACGGTGAATCCTGCGGGATGCAGAACGTACTCGCGTCGAGAGGTCAGAACTTCCTGGCCTCCGCCGTTGCCTGCGAGAGCTTCGCGGGAAACTTCAGCCGCCACGCGGGGGGACCCGGTGCCGTACTGGAATGCGCCAGTGCCGTATGCTACGGTGAAGTACTGGTTTCGAGCTGCGAGGGAGTTGTCGGTGTCCGTGGTGATGGACAAGCCGTCGTCCACGATCAGGCTCTTGCCCATGTAAGTTCCGAAGCCTACGTTGCCTTCAGAGTTGGACACGAAGTCGATGAGGTTCAGCTTCTGCATTGCGGTGTGCACTGCGGAGTGAACTGCGATTGCAGAGATGTTCTGCTTGTGATCGCCCATCAGCTGGAAGGTGTCGAGCAGAGCGTTCGCGGAGAACAAGTTCCCGGCTGCGGCGTCTACGGTGTTGGCGGCGGAGATGTCGTTGACCAAGGAAGCGTTACCGGCTACGAGGCCTTCGATTACTGCGTTCAACTGGAGCTGGTCCTGTCGTACCCAGTACTGAGCTACCCGACCGGCGATTGCGGACATTGCGTCCGGGCCTGCGAGCTGAGAAGCCAAGTCCATTGCGGACCAGGACTGGTTGCGGTTGTTGCGGATTGCAACGGTGCGGCCAGTGGTGATGTTCAGCGGCGTGGAGTCGTTACCAGCTGCTGCGTTGCCCGGGCGGATGTTGTCAGAACCGGCGTCGCCAGAGATGTTGGCGAGGGTGTCGGACAGGTCATTCCAATGGGGCATGTCGATGAAGGTACCACCGCCAGCGAGGAAGCTGGAGAGGGCGGGGGAGGATGCTACTACGCCGGTCTTTACGAGCAAAGACAGGTTGGTGGAGAGAAGCTGAACGTAGGGTGCGAATACTTCGGGCACTACCACGTCACTGATTTGAGTCTGGGCCATGATTATGGACCTTTCTTATTCAGAGTGCATTGCAAAATGCAGTGCGGGTTTGTTGGTACACTTGCTGGGGCGTGGCGAATGCCGGAACTTTTCCGACACCTTACATACGGGGGCCCCGAAGGACCCCCGAAATCCACTTCTCACACCATGGGTCTTAGAGACCGAAACCGGCCGGATCAACGCCTGCAGCCTTCGCCATAGTTCTGGCGCGGGCCGGGTCAGCCTTGACAACTTTACCAATGTCTGTGAGATTGAAACTGTCCGCCGAGAAGGGGTTAGTCCCTACTGACGGGGCGTTGCCTGGAGCGGAACCGGTTGCGCCAGCACCCTGATTTGCAGGGAACCAATGCGAGCGTCGTCCGCTTGCTTGCAGCTCAGCGAGTACTTCGCTGAAGGGGAGGCCCGGCTCAAAGCCAACGCCGTCCCGGGTTACAACCTGACCTTGCGAGTCAACTGTCATGATGCGCTCGGCGAAGGGGACAATGTCCTCTTTCGCGGAGTCAACGATTGACAGTGCATGCTTGCCAGTTAGTGAAGAGTCTACCGCGTCACGAATGTTACGCTGTGCCGCTGCGCCTTCGTGCAGCTGGATGGCTGCGGCGTGCGCGTCACGCTCGTTGCGGATGCCAGCGAGTTCTCGCTCCATCGCACGAGTCTGCCGAGAGGCCATGGTGTTGGCCCGCTCTTCGACCTGCTCGTTGGTCAGGCCCTGGGGCGCGACGTCGAGCTGGTGTCTGAGGTCTTCCTGTGCGTCACGCATACCCTGGACATCGTCCGAGGACAAGTCGCCTACCCAGCCGTACTGGGCCTTGGTGGACTTGTGTGCGTTGCGCTCATTCGACAGTGCGGTGGACAGTCGGTCAACGTCTCCGGCGGTCTTGATGCCTTCGATGCCGCTGAGTTCAAACTGGCCGTTCCGCTCGGTGTAGAGGCTTGCGTATTCGGTGGGGATTTCTTCAGCATTGTCATAGATTGCTTTCAACATCTTGTTCTCCTCATGGATTGGGCAACATTGCCCGGATGTCGTCTACCGAGAGGCTTACGCCTCGTCGGCTTCTTCGTCGTTCTCTTCCTCCTCGGTAACCGGCGCTACGGGAGCCACCGGCTCGGGGGGTGTGGAGTCCACGGGCGCTCCGCCCATGATGGTCTTGATGATTGCTGCGTCCTCCTTGATGAGGTTCAGCTCCTCTTCGAACGTCTTCTGCGTGAATTCGTTCTTGCTCGCCCACTCGTGAATCGAGCTGAGGGAGATGGGGAGTCCTGCGTTGCGTGCCTCGATCAGCTTCAGTGCCTGCTCGGGGTTCGCTGCGTCCTCAACGAAATCAGTGTTGGGGGACACGCGCACTTCGCTCGGATCAGCACCGACCCACTGGGCCATCTGCTTGAGCGCTGATTCCAGACCGGCCGCACTGGAGAGTGCGATGGCGTGGAGGGTAGTGGTCTTTGCCGCTACGCGGACCCGGAGAGCTTCTCCAGATTCCGCCTGCGATGCCGTGTTCTCAAGGAGCCTTGAGCCCATGCTGATCGCGCGGTTGTAGTCGTCTTCCAAGGCTCGCCGCTGCTCGGGGAGACCGTCGGAGGAGATCCCGATGAATTTGGCGTCGCCACCTTCAGCAAGATCAATCTTGGCACCAGCCCCGATTCGGAGCGGCTCGTCTTCGTCCAGATCAGTACCCGGAGCATCTCCGATCATTACGAGGGTGTCTTGCCCAAGCATGTGGAGTGTCTGTCGGAAGTCTGCTTCGCCGCGGTAGAGCGCGATAGCAGAGTTACTGAGCCCGAGGAGGGGGATGGGGCCGGGGGTTGCTGTGAGGTCGTTGGCTCCAATGAACGTGAAAGGAACGAAGTCGAGTTCCCTTCCTGCAAAGGTGGGGACAACTTCGGGGGATAATTGGCCTTCCTGCTCAATCGCCGTGGCGTACTGTCCTGCGTCGTTCAAGTACATCGCACGGAAAAGTTCTTGGACGCTCCAGTCAAACTGGTTTACGCCTTCGTTCCCGCGTACCCACGCATCTTCAGAGGCTACAACAAAGGACAGAACGTCCCGGTCATTCTCTGCGGCGCGGTTATCATCCCAATTGGTAAGGGATTCTGCGGAGTAGGTTACGAGGTGGGGCAAGTCTGCCCCGTCAGCGATGTCTACCATCAGGCCGATGCGGCCGTAGGTCAACTGTGCTTCGTGGATTCGCCGGATGAGCTGCTCAAGAGACTCGCCCTTACGGGTTGCGTTCTCAAGGATAGGATCCAGGCGGGAGGGGAGCGTGATGTCATACGCTTCCCGGTTCAGGATGCCAACGAAGGTGCTGATCGCCTCACGGACGATGTCCGGATAGATCGCTCGCTGGAGCGGATAGATCGCTCGCTGGAGGTAGGACATGTAGGAGGACCATCCGGGCTCTTGGCCTTGGAGGGCTCCATCAATTACTTGGGAGGCCGTGGGGGAGAGGTAGAGTTCCCGGGCAATCTTGACCGTGCGCTGGCCTGCAGCCGTGTCACGCATCTGTCGCCAGTCGTTGGTCGCGGCGTCATAGCTTGGGTGGGTGGATTCGAATCCCATAATGAGAATCTCCAGCGCCGTAGCGCGGTAAAGGGTGGAATGTGTTCCTTGGCTCCCCGGGTAGGATTTGAACCTACGACATTTCGGTTAACAGCCGAACGCTCTACCAGCTGAGCTACCGGGGAACGTGTAGGGACAAAGGAAAGCCCCCGGGGATATAAGTCCCAGGGGGCAAAAGTTCCAGTATGATACAATTATACCATATTGTTTGACTAAAGTCAAGGGGTTGACCCTAAGGGTTGCCCTTAAATGACACCCCGGACGCGCCCTGAACGCGCCCTACGGCGCGGCTCAGCTAAGGAGAGAATGAGGGCCTCCGCACGGTCAGGTGAAGGGACTCCGCGGCGCTTCAGGTCGTCCTTAGACTCGATCTGGATCTTTCCGGTCTCCAGGACGCGGAAGCCAGGAATACAGACCTGTTTGGCCAGATCCACGTCAGAGGGGTCCAGGAGGAGCAGATCGTCCATATTGCCTTCGACGCCGCCCGTACCATTCATGAACATCCAATGGTCGTGTGTGCGTCTGAGCTTGTCTCTCAGGATCCACCAGAGTTCGCCCTTGAGGTTTCGGAACTTGTCCTTGGCCTTCTTGCCATCGGGCCACACGGTGCGGCTAGCTGCCAC